CTTGACCATCCGTTGAAGAGGCCTTGCGACGACAAGAAGTTGCGATGCAAGAATGTGGGGATTATCGGGACAAGATCGACGGTGGTATACGACTTAATCTCGCTATCGAGGAGCTTTACAGCCCTTCGAAAAGCGGAATCAAGTAACGCAGTACCATCTGGTGCCATGGCACCACGATCCAGAGCATGATAAAAAAGGCGGTTTCGAGCGCGGTAAGCCGGACAAAGATCTTTCGGCACACCGTCTCGCGAACCACTTTTGCCAAGCTCAAACGTTTCTTTCTGATATACGGGCGTGACATCCTTACCTCCGAAGTAGTGCTTTCCGCAAGATTCACGGAAAAGCCCAGAAAAGTGAGTTTTCTTCTGGTTTGTGGTAAACCCACAAAACGCGAAGAGCTCAACGAGATCTGGGACTACCTCAACAGGGCAGATGATATCATCGCCATATACAGAAGTGATGCTAGACCGAAGACCGAGATGCTCACTTAAAGACGCTGTAAGCGCCCAAAAGATGAGACTCTCGAGCTCAAAAGTGAAACCGTTTCCCATACTTGAGAATTTCTCAAGAGGGATCCAGTCCGAACCGATGAGCATCTCCGGGGAGCGAAGATCCGATAGGAACTTGCTCCATTCTAAAGGGAGTAGCAGCCACACCAACTCCCAAGCAATGGTATCGCTCGCCGCTTTAAGATCAACGGTCGCAAGACCGTGATCGACAGCAATACGAGCTAGATCCTGATTTTCTCTTTGATCATCAAGATTGATACCGACGCGATGAAGGCACTGACGGAAGTAATCACCAACACCGAGCTGCAGGAAGATATTTCCGCTGGGCTCGGCAGCGATGAAACGGTCAGTTTTCGCATTTTTTGGTACGGTGATACCTCGTGATCCGCGGACAAGTTGAAAGTCGCCTTGACGGCGATTTTTAAACGTGTTCGCAAGAAGCGAGACCGGACCATCAGCAACTAACCCCCTGGCGCGAAGCCAGGCGTAGTCTGTTGCCATTGCCGCACGTAAGTACGGCAAAGCCTTCGGGGTGACACTGATTTGCTCTTCACAGAGCTTGTAGTCTGAGCGTACACGCAGTCCTTTAACGGAATACGTAGCTCCTTTACCCCACTTGAAACGATCCAG